AAATATTATATTTTTAAAACGATAAAATAAAATTGATTTAAATATAAAAATATATTATATATTAAAGATGTCAAAAAGTTTCACTCAAATGCCAGTTTCAAAAATTGTCGGTATTCAATTCGGAATTCTTTCTCCAGAAGAAATACGCAAAGGGTCGGTTGCCGAAATAACTTCTAAAGATACCTATGTGAACGGCAAACCTGTCATTGGAGGCATTTTTGATCCTAGAATGGGTGTAGGAGAACCTGGTATGATATGTCCCACGGATGGACACGATTACATGCAGTCTCCTGGGTATTTTGGTCATTTGGAATTGGCAAGACCCGTCTTTTACATTCAGTTTTTGAGCACTGTAGTAAAGATATTGCATTGCGTCTGTTTCAAATGTAGTAAAATATTGATAAACAAAGAAAAATACAAACATGCTCTCGAGATGAATAATGAACACAGGTGGAAGTATATCTTCTCCATTGCCAGCAAAATAAAGAGATGTGGCGAAGACACTGACGATGGATGTGGTTGTCTCCGAGCAACAAAGATAAGAAAAGAAGATCTTGCTACCATTATCATGGAGTGGACAAAGGCGAACAAAGAAACAGTTACCCTTCGTATTACACCGGAAATGGTCGTAAAAATTTTCAAAAGGATATCAGACGAAGATGTCCACTTTTTGGGTTTTAGTCCAATATGGTCGAGACCAGAATGGATGATATGTCAAGTGTTGGCAATTCCTCCACCGGCGATTCGTCCTTCTGTAAAAATGGATCATCAGCAAAGAAGTGAAGACGATCTCAGTCATATTTTAATGAGTATTTTCAAAACAAATAAAATTCTACAAGAAAAAATAGTCGCGAAATCAGCTACTAATATTATCGACGACTGGACATCTGTTTTACAATACTATGTTGCTACACAAATAGATAATAAAATCCCAGGTGTTTTGGCCACGGCACAGAGAAGTGGTAGACCATTGAAATCGATTAAAGATAGATTAAATGGAAAGGGTGGAAGAATGAGGGCAAATTTGATGGCAAAGCGCGTTGATTATAGTGCTCGGTCTGTCATTACAGCTGATCCAAATATTTCTATTCGTGAGCTCGGGATACCCATGAAAATCGCAAAAAACATTACGAAACCGATTGTTGTTAACGACATGAATAGAAAATATTTGTTAAAGTTGGTCTTGAATGGTCCTGATGTGTATCCGGGCGCTAAAATATGGGAAAAGAAAAACGGAGAAACAATCACGCTTCGTTATGTAGATCGCAATTCAATCGTTTTGGAAAATGGCGACATTGTCCATAGACACATGTTAAACGGCGATCCCATTCTTTTCAATCGTCAACCTACTCTTCATAGAATGAGTATGATGTGTCACATCGCAAGAATAATGAAAAAAGGAGATACGTTCAAGATGAATGTTGCGGACACGAAACCATATAATGCTGATTTTGATGGAGATGAAATGAATTTACATATGCCTCAGAATATAGAGTGCGACTCTGAGTTGAGAAATCTTGCCGCCGTTCCATATCAGATTATCAGTCCAAGTAGTAATTCTCCAATTATCGGCATTTACCAAGATTCAATGGTTGGTGCTTATCTATTCACGGGCAAGGATGTTATTTTTACAAAGAGAGAAGCGATGAATCTGTTGATGAGTTTTAATAATGTAAATTTACTTGCCCTTTCTTCCAAAAAAGACGTGTCGAGTTTTGACATCATAACTCAAATATTGCCTCCCCTTACATTAAAACTAAAAAATGGATCGTTTGACGACAATCAAGAGAATAATCTTATTAAAATCGTCAATGGACAATATACAGAAGGACAAATGGATAAGAGTATTTTGAACGGTGGAAAAGGACTCATCAATCGTATATGTAATGATTTTGGAAATATGGCGGCGTCGGATTTTATTGATAATTTACAGAATATCGTTACCAACTTTCTCAAGAGCAACGGATTTAGTGTTGGAATAAGCGATTTGATCTGTAATAAAATGACGATTTCCAATATAGGCGCTGTCATTAGTGAAAAAAACATTAATGTCAAGTCGTTGATCGAGGAGACGCAGCTTGGTATATTCAACAATTCGAGTGGAAAAAGCAATCTTGACGAGTTTGAAACGAAGGTGAATAATATACTAAATCAAGCTACCGCAGAGACGGCAAAGATTGGATTGAAAAATCTTCGCAAAGACAACCGTTTTGTTGCCATGTTTAGAGCCGGTTCAAAAGGCAGTGAACTCAATATTTCTCAAATGATTGCTTGTGTCGGACAACAGAATGTAAACAACAAGAGAATACCGTATGGATTCGAAGAGCGGACCCTCCCTCATTTTACTAAATTTGATGATACTCCAAAAGCAAGAGGATTTGTAGAAAGTTCCTATATCAATGGTTTAACGCCTTCGGAATTATTCTTTCACGCAATGGGTGGTCGCGTTGGTCTTATTGACACTGCTGTAAAGACTTCAACGACAGGATATATTCAAAGGAGACTTGTCAAAGGTCTAGAGGACTTGGCGGTAAGTTACGATATGACAGTTCGTTCAAATAAAGGTAAAATTGTCCAGTTTCTTTATGGAGATGACGGGATTGATCCAATTCACGTAGAAAATCAACCGTTGAAATTGCTTTCAATGTCGGTGGAGGAGATTTATTCGCATTATAGTTTTCCAAATGATAACTCTGGGAAGGTAATGTCCGCAATATTCATAAGTGGGATTTTAAAACAATATAAAAAAGAGCTTCCGGAACTCTTAAAAATAGAATCGGATACAGTTTCCATGATTATTGATGCCAGGAACAATATAGTTGAAAACGTATTTGGAAATAGAGAAGACAATGTTGTCCGTTGTCCGGTTGCGTTTCAACATATTATCAACAATATAGAAGGTCAACAGGGGCTCGCAAGCGATTCCATGGTAGACATAACACCATTGGAAGTTTACCGAATGTGTGAAAATGCGCTGAGAACACTGGACAAAATGTTTTACAATGCTCCCACCGAACTGTTTAAAATATGTTTCCGCTTCTTTTTATCCCCCAAAGAATTGATATTTGTCAGGAGATTCAATCGTATATCAATCACTATTTTGATTGAAACAATTATTTTACAATATAAAAGAGCGATTGTCGCTCCAGGTGAAATGGTTGGACTTATATCGGCGCAAAGTATTGGTGAACCTGTCACTCAAATGACGTTGAATACCTTTCATTTTGCCGGTGTTTCGGCTAAATCAAATGTTACGCGAGGTGTACCTAGACTAGAAGAAATATTGTCTCTTTCGTCTGAGCCCAAGAATCCTCTCGTGTCAATATACTTGAAACAAGAGGACGAAACAACCAAGGAAAAGGCCACAAAAATCATGCATATGATAGAGCATACAAAACTCGAGGACATTGTTGAGTCTACTTCAATATGTTTTGATCCATCTGACACGAATACTTTGGTGGAGGAAGATAGAGAATTGCTAGAAAGTTACAATGCTTTTACCAATATGTTCGCGGAGTGTTCTAATCAAACCATCGAAACGGAAGAAAAATCCAAATGGGTCATCCGCATGAAAATGAATGCGGATATAATGCTCGATAAAAACATTACCATGGACGATATTAATTTCACGCTTTCTAGCATATACGGGGATGAAATTAGTTGTATATTTTCAGACTACAACTCTGACAATTTAATTTTTAGAATTCGGCTTTCCACTATCATAAAATCGGCGAGTGGAAAAACAATGAAAAAGAAAATTGTTTCACTGGATCAAACAGATCACATTTTTATGCTAAAATCATTTCAAGATAATCTTCTGAAAAATATCGTGTTGAGAGGAATCAAGGGTATCAATAAAATCAATCTTCGAAAAATAAAGGACAATATAGTTTTACGATCCTCTGTATTTGAAAAAAAAGAGATATGGGTTTTGGACGGTGTTGGTAATAATCTTCTAGATGTTCTAGGATTAGATTTCATCGATAAAAATCGAACGATTTCTAATAATATAGTCAGTATCTTTGATATTTTCGGCATTGAAGCGGCAAGGCAAGCAATATACAATGAACTTACCGAAGTCATTGAGTTTGATGGGGCTTATATTAACTTTCATCACCTGAGTCTTTTAATAGATAGAATGACTCATAGTTATAAACTCATTTCCATCTTTAGACATGGTATAAATAATGATAATATTGGTCCTATCGCCAAGGCATCTTTTGAAGAAACACCGGAAATATTTTTGAGAGCGGCTAGACACGGTGAATTAGATATCATGAGAGGAGTATCCGCAAATGTAATGTGTGGACAAGAAGGACATTATGGTACGAGCGCATTTCAGGTAGTTTTGGATATGGAAAAGATGCGCAACATGACTGCTGAAATGGAAGTCAAGGAAGATAAAGAAATAGATGAAATGTATTCTGGTTATTCAGAAAAGATGGAATGTTCAGTTGAAAATATTATTATTGATAACAATGTAGATAACATAAGAATTGTTCCTCAAAAGAAGAGTGGATATGTTGCCAATTTTTAAAAAAAAACTTAAAATCAAGACATCTAAATAAACTAATGAAACTACATTATGTTTTATGTGTAAGCACAACTACATTTATACTTCCAGTAATATATTACAATTGTATCAATTTTTGTAATATATTAATTATATCGTCTATATGCTGTAGTCTTTTGTTTTGGATAAATCCAATAAAACAAAATTTTTATCATAAATTGGATGGAATAGTTGCCAAAATTACATACGGATCCTTTTTATATAACACAACCGTAAAGTTGTATCAAACAAAATATTTATACGATTATTGGTTGGTAAATGTTTTTGTTATTTTATTATTTGTAATTAGTAATCATTATTCTAAAAATTGGTGTAGTCCTCGTCACATTTTTTTTCACACAATGTTTCATATAGTTGGTATGATTTCTACTATCTATGCTTATTTTTAATATAAAGATAAAAACGAAATTTTATAAATGGACGAAATTCGTATTCCAAACATTCAGAACTACACGCAAAAGATTGTCGATGGGGAACTTATCCTTACACCCAAGAAGGTTTATTCAACTGAAGATGAAATTACTGAATTTATAACGAATTCCGTTATTGTAACATGTATAGTAAAAGGAAAAGAGATAATACAAAGTGGTACGACTCTTTCTACATTGGAATGTCTTCGTTTTACTTTATTAAACATATGGAAAACAATGCCATCTCAAAAAATATTACAAACCACCACGTTTAATTTTAAGTTAACAGACGATGCTACTTATAAATGGTACCCTGAATTAAACATGTCTACTCAACTTAAAAATACATCTATCACATTTAAAGAATTGTGTAATATGATACGAGTAAATAAGATGAGCATTGAATTGATTCTAAAAACGAAAACAGACAAACTACTACATTTTAAAATATAAGAGCATTTTATTAAAAAATGTTAAAGAAATTAAATACTTAATATATGATAGTTTCGAAATACAAAGTCAATGTTTTAATGGATAAAAAAATATATGTTTTCTATGGTTACTATCATTCTTCGGTGGAAGAATTAAATCGAAAATTTATAGAGAATCCGAGAGATATTGTTTTTGATAAAGCTTATAATAATTCTACTGATTTTGAACCCATGGGACTCATTTTTTCAGAAGAAGAATTGGCGTATATAGAAAACGGGATAAATGTCTCTTTTGTCGATTTATTAATAAATATGGATGACAACATACAAAATATAAAAAACAAGATATTTTTGGCAAACGAAGAATTTCCCACCGAAGAAATGTATTTAATGTCGAAAGTGGATGGAGAATATAAAACGCTCGGTCAGGATACCCCGCACCCGGATCCATTTACCGTAACAGAACCAATTCCTTTTGTACTTGCCGTAAATAATAAATGTATAACCAAAACAGACGATAACAACCTTTTTTTATGTTACGCGCAATACGTAGACGGTGATCTCAAAGATTATATTTTAGAAACTTATTATCCTCTTCTTCCTTCTCCGTTTGATCGCCCCGCTTTAATACAACAAAACAAAGAAACAGTTGAACCCCTTATCTCGTTTTACCGGAGCGTCGATATGTTTTTCGATGTCTATCAAAATAGGACAACCAATCTTAACTACATTTTACCTTTATTCGGTTACAAACAATTAGACTTTACCATTAAAAAAGAACAGAAAATACCTCTTCAGAATATTTTCAATATATCGCACGCAACCGAGAAAATACCTCTGATAAAATATACTATACCAAAGACAGCAAATATATTTCGCCTATACACAAAAGAAACGTCGACTGATGGAAGACAGATACCCTTTTTACCTTTTTCGGCAATTACGAAAATAAATGGGTATATAGAAAAAGTACCATCGGTCTCTTATTTTGTGAAAAAGGAAGATTATTTTTTATTATTTCAATTGATAGAAAATGGAAATATGCGAATTTATATGGAATTTTCGGAATTTATCGATGAAACACAAGTTCTTGAAAAAATTCAAGAAGGGATCCAAGAAGTATTCGAACCCATGAAAGTATTTTTTAAAAAAAGTCGTATAACGCCTCCCGTCATTATTTGGGAGGATATAAAATTCGCGAAATTAGAATATCAAACAAAATTAAGAGAGCGTGTTTTTGATATAAAAAACATAATGTCGTGTATTTCCAAAATATTTATTATCGAAAGTATAAAACCAACAAATATCGGATTGAGATATAAGAGGATTTCGGGGTTTAATGTTCAGAATAGCAAAGAGGCTTTTGTAGTGAATAATGAAAAGCAAGGGGTTTTGCGAAAAAATATCATTAAAGGTTTGGTAGATAACTATCAAATATCAAATACAGAGGCTGTCTCTTTTTATACCGGCTTTATTTCGCAATTAAAAATGCGTGAAAAGGTTAAGAAAAAGGATTACGAACTTCTTAATTCAGGTGTATTGATAAATATTGAAATTAATCGGCTTGAAAATAATATTACTATTAAATCAGATGAAATAAATTACCCAAACTCACTCAAACCTCTTTTTATGATAATGGATTCTATTATTCGAATCAGAAAGGAAGAAGATACTAATTACCCGGTTGAAAATATCAATGCGATATGTTCTATTCAAATCAAAGAACCCATCATTCAAGAAGAACCAGAAGTACAAATCATTGCGGAACCAGAATTGAATGAAACAAAAAAGGCAAACCTACTAAGATTTTTAGATGACAGTGACGACGAAATGGAAGGAGGGAGCAAAGAATCTGAGAGACGTGAATTATTAGAGGATACTGAGCACGTGGAAGGAATCGACGGTCAAAGTCTAAACAATTATTTTAAAAAACGCATGGAAGAGTACGATCCCAAAATTTTTGTAAACGATAAACCGGATGGTAAATATAAAGGCTACAGTAGTAATTGTCAATCAAACGTGAGAAGACAGCCCGTGATTCTTGATAAATCTGAATTAGATAATATCAATGATTCTCATCCAGGATTTTTACAAAAAAAAGATGTCCTAGAATATACAACAGAAAAAGGGGAAGATTTATTTTATATTTGCCCTCGCTATTGGTGTCTTCTGGATGATAGTGTCATGACACAGGAAGAAGTGGATAGTGGGCAATGTGGGAAAATCATACCTCATGGAGCAAACACTGTCCCGGAAGGTCATTATGTATATGAATTTTTTCACCCAGATGAACATGGAACCAGAGAAAAATATATTCAACATGGTCCCGGGATTGTCACAAATAAACAAAAAAAAACGTGTCTTCCGTGTTGTTTTAAAAAATGGGATACAGCAAAACAGATTAAAAAAATTAATGAATGTAAAGACAAGGGATTTAAAATAGATGTAGACGTGGAAGACCCAGTGAAAGAAGTCAAAGAAAAAAAGACTGTTGAAGTAATAGTAAAAAGCCCGGAAAAATTCCCTCTAGACGAATTTACGTGGGGTTATATTCCTCCCGGTATCGAACTATTTTTTGGAGAGTTCAATGTTGATTGTCAAATAAGTCGAACGAATACTGAATTTAAAACAAACTATCCATGTATTTTACGACATGGTGTAGAATATAGTAAAAATAAATCTTTTATTGCCTCTATCTCTGATATCAAATACATGTATAATTATAGCGGAAAACTAAAGAATGAAAAACCACATAGCATTGAAAGTATGATTGATGATATGATATTAGCTCTTAATCTCGATGTTTTCGTTTCTCTACAAAATGGTAGCCTTATTGAGGCTTTTTCAAAAAAAAAGAAGGAAGGCGATTTTTTTACAGAATACAAAGATACAAATATTTATCGAAAATTGTTTCGTTCTCCTCCTGTAGAAGGAAGTGAAGAATATATATTCTTCGAGATTATTTGTACAGCCTATGAAAATTATATCGATTTTTTAAATAGCGAAGAATATATTGATTACACATATACATGGGATTTAATAACGAAACCAGACTACATATTTAAAGGTGGAATCAATCTCATTATTTTTGAAATCATGGAAAATGACAATACAAACAAAATAGAATTAATATGTCCAACAAATCATTATTCCTCTGAATTTTACGATGTAAATAAAAAATCAGTTATTATATTGAAAAAGGGGGAATTTTTCGAACCCCTTTATCTCTATAAATCAATGAATCAATACAAATCGGAGGCAACCGCATATTTTGACACAAAACGTAATAGTACACTTTCTCAAAAACTTAAGGATGTATTGACAAAAATAGTAAAACATCGTCTTGATAGTTGTAAACCGTTGCCGAGTCTTCCTGGTGTTTATGAATTTTCGCACCCGATTCAAATATTCAAGCTGATAAATATTTTAAAATATCTAAAAGGGTACGAAGTAGCATATCAAGTTTCTAATTTGCGCGGGAAAATCATTGGATTGGGCGTTAAACATAAAAATGTCATAGGGTTTGTCCCTTGTTTTCCTAGTGCGATTATACCCTATACAGATATGTACCCATATGAATATATTTTTATAGACGATTTTAAATGGAATAATTATGAGACTACTATCGATTTTTTAACATCTTTGAAAGATAAAATTCAATGTGATATTTCTTTTCAAGTGGTCGAAGAAGAACATGTTGTTGGATTTTTAACACGAACAAATCAATTTATTCAAATAGATCCTCCATTAAATATTACTGAAAAACAAGATATTCCCGTCATGGAGTCGTATAATTATTTAGACGTTGATAAAGAAATGGAAGGCGAAGATGAAGAGAGAATAGAATACGTGGATAGAATTAAAACGGAAACAGAGATGGAAAACATTTTTCTTTCTTATTTCATTTACATTTTGAATGAACCACAATTTAAAGAAACATTGGATCAAATTATTTCTTTGATGGATAACAGTATTATGCTAGAAATGAATAAAATGAATGCGATAGAAAAATTATTGAGAGGCATGGTTGAAATTACTTTTGTCGAAGATTTCACAAAAGAAATAAAAGAAAAGACAATTCACTGTTTTACAGAAGATTGTGAGATGGTATTTCCGAAAAATAATTTAATTAATGGTACCGATAACGATAAAAATTATTATAAAAAGTTGGCAACCTATATTTCTAGATATCCTATCATTAAAAGTCAAATCCATAATCCAAATCTTTACCTGGCATTTAATCAAACAAAACTTTCGATATACAAAGATGAAATATATATCATGCAGCATTTTTTAACAAAGGAGTATTTTGATAATTTAGAACCAATGCCTGAAAATGCTTACGATGACTATGATAATATTTCGCCACTAGTAAAACCAGATTATAGCAATGTAATAGATTTGAAAACGATAATCCAGCCCGCTGATATCGTCGAGTATAAAAAAATTGTTGAAGATATCCATTCATTGAAATGGCGGAAATGTTTTCCCTCTCTCAAAGAAGCGTATTACGTTCCGATGGAAATGAAAAACATGAATGATTTCGAAAAAAATAAATATCTCATTTCTTGTACCTATTTTTTTGCCAGAGAGATATCCAGTCTAACGGAAAGCGATATTACTAAAATACTATACGAAGAATACATGAATATTCAATTGATTGAATATCTGAAAAAGTATTTTGGGGATATTACGATTGAAGATATTGTTGACACTCGAAATAGACCTCCTGTAAAAAATGAATATATGAAAGAATTCACGGAATATTTTGAAAAAATTATCGATTTATTAAAAATAGAGGGGAAGAATGGTCTAGCCAAAATACAATTACAAAAGAAGATCCATCCCCAGATAGTATTAAATAATATGATAAATGACGATAATTATTTTTTATCTGTAGTTGATTTATGGTTATTGTTTAAAAATCTTGGAATTTCTGTTGTCTTTATTTCTTCCTTTAGTATTAAAATTATGAACGAAGAAAATAAACAGAATTTTACTGGAAATATGGTTGGTGATAATATTGTCTTTATTGTTGTTCCCGGGTTGGGTGAAAATAAAATACCGACCTTTAAATCTATAGTGAAGAATGATTCTGTATTTATAGAGAAACATGACGTGACATGTGATATTGGTGAACCGATTAACTTTGCGGATTTTTTATTTGAATATAAAATTGAATCAAGAACTGAATATAAAAAACAAAAACCTAGAATTAAACTTATTGATGAACCCGCGGTCAAACTTAAAGTCAAACCTAGAATCAAAATTATCGATGAACCTGAAGCTAAACAAGCCAAACCCAAAATAAAGCCTAGACTAATAGATTTATAGATCATATCGAGGATTATCGGATATTGTCATACCACAATATTCTTTTGGATTTTTTTTATAATCTTTGGAAGAGTATATTCCTGCCTTTTCCGCGTTTTCAAGAATAAACTTAAAATTTTGCCAAAATTCTTGGTTGTGTCCATAAGATTTACACATTATGTGCGTCAATTCATGAAAAGCGACAAATGTGAGTGTTTCTACGTCAATGAGTTCACTATCGGATTCACTTGGGTCCCCTTTTTTATTAAGACAAAAGGCAACCTTTTCCCCTTTATTTTCACTATACGCCGTTAACTTACTTGTCGGTAATATTTCATTCATATTATTTGGATTAAACCCCTTATTTAATCTTTGAATACGTTCGTCATTCGGGTGTTTTTCTTTCAGATATTTTACTATATTTTGACATCTTTCGTTAATTTTGGCCAAAAGGTTTACAGATCTCTCTTTGTCTTTTCTATCTCGAACACAATAACGATTTCCATCCACATCGGAGATTATACATTTTAAATTTAAAATTTCTGATTGAGAGATTGTCTTCACGATGAGCACTAAAACAATAATACCAATACAATAATATAATATTTTATTTGACATTATATTATATATTTAAAATAAAATTACTGGGTTCCTTGTCCTATTTCCAGAGGAACTCTCATAAAATCTGGTGTAATAGTTGATTGATTCCAAGGTCCTACTGGTGTTTGAGGATTAGGTGGTTCTGATCTTAATTGTAAATTAGCATTTCTTAATGATTGACCCATTGTATCTACACCAACTTGCCAACCAGATTTTAAAAGATTAATATTTGATAATTCTCCTAAACCGGTTGGATTTAGTTGAGCCCATTCACTATTCGTGTCCTTTGGCAATAAATCATTGGATGTTTGCGGCTTCTTTTTTTGTACATTTTGAGGCTGAGACGTATTTTGATTTCCATACCACATCATTTTACTATCCATATTTTCCTTCCCCGATTTCCTAGAAACTAATTTATTCCACAATATTACAATAATTGCTACAACAATTACCACAATTGTAACTCCTCCGACAAATCCATTTTTTTTAAAAAAATTATCAACGGACTTCATTTATAATATCTTAATAACAAAATAATTTTACATAAAATTATAAAATTTCTTCGTCGCTTTCATCAATATTATATTTTACCCGAATTTCCTCCAATTTCAAGTAAGCATCGATTGCCTTATTTTTTGCTTCTTCTGCCTCTTGTTTTGCTTTAAGGTAAATTTCTGTATAATTTTCATCCACGGGGATTTTTAAATCTTCAAAAACTAATTCCGGAAGCTCACCTTGAACGTTTTGAACGTCATTCTGGATCTCATTCTGAATGTCGTTAATATCTATTTTTATTTCTTTGTCAATTAAAGCATTTACCATATTATCCATATCAAAATTATCAACGATTCTAGTTCCTAAATTAATAGGTTCACCTAAATTAGGTTCGGGATTAGGTGTTTCCTTATGTGTTTCCATTTTTTTAATTTTAATGAAACAATTTTCTAAAAATGGATCCGAAGAAACAACCATTATTTGTTTTATCTCTATATCAAATTGAAAATCCTTGTTCGTGTATTTTATTCCTTTTATTTCTAAAAGTGAAATGATATTACTTTCGGGTGTGATGTCAAAATGTGTTAATTCTAAAATATTATCATTTTCCTTGAATATTTTTATCGGATCTTTTAGAGAAGCCCTGATCAAATAATATTTTCCCGATTTAAATAACTTGACAGGCGTCGTAAATAAGTTTTCTATATCTGTCAATTCTAGTTTCTGTTCAAACCAATCGTCTGCTTTTTCGTATAATAATGATTGTGTAGCCGATTCAAGTTGCTCAAACCAATTAAGAAATTCTGTTTCCATTGTTTTAAACATTAAATCACATACCATTTTTTTACCATTTTTAATAATCCCTTGTTTTGTTAAAGATACCGGGGTTTGAACAACTATAGGAAAATTTCCATAAGTCATTTTACTAAATTGCCCATCTTTACTCTGCGCCGGAATATTTATTTTTAATTTACTCTTATCAAAATTAGATATATCAATTTCATTCATACTTTGTTTTTAAGATAAACTTTAAATATTATTTACACAATATCTTTTATGATTAATAAAAAATTTATAAATAATTGTTTAGATTTACTAAAAAGCAAAGATGTTAAAAATGAAATAAAAATAATATTATCTCCTTTAACTGATCTAATAATTTACGAAATTTATCCTTATATATACACAATTATCATCCTTGTTTTTTTAATTTTTATTCTTATATTTATTATATTGTTTATTTTAATATTAAGAAATACTTTAAAAAAATAATTTTATTTTCGTATAGTATGAGTGGAAATTGGATGAATAGTGTTGTTGGTACCCCCCCTACCCAATATATGAACGCTTTAGGAATTGGTCGCGATAATAACCAATATACTGGTAATAAAATTCTTCCTGTAAATTATTCCGGAAGCGGTGGAAGGAGAGGTGGGTCTATGGCAGGAATATTGGCAACGGCTGCTACACCTGGGGCCTTATTGGCTTTACAAAATCAATATGGTAGAAAAAATATTTTTTCGCGTGGTCGCTCTCGCAGATCTCGACGATCTCGTCGCTCTCGTCGTAGGAGGCGTTAAGTTTATATCTTAAAAGAAATAATAAAATAAGATATTATGTCTATTTTTACAGAAAACGATATGATTTTTACAAATAAAAATAATAAAATGTCAGCTGGTGGCTACGAAGTTAACATACCATTTTTAAATAACAATATTCCTGTATCATATAGTTTAAATACAAGTGAAAGTATGTTTGGAGGATTAGTTATCCCAAGTGGATTATTATATTTAACACCTGATTCAAAACTGACAACAGAAATGAAGACAATGTCGGAGATGAATACAATGTCGGGAGGCGGAGAAATTACATTAAACGATAAATTGTATGATAAACTTTTTCAATTGGCACAACTAGGAGGAAGTGAGAATCAAGTCGAGGTTCAGGATCAAGATGTAAATAAGGATCAAGTAGATCATGTAAATAAGGATCAAGTAGATCAAGTAAATAAGGATCAAGTAGATCAAGTAAATAAGGATCAAGATGTAAATTCGGAAGTATCTAAAATACATAAAAAGAAAACAAAAAATAAAAAAATCTTAAAAAAACGTACACGTAAATTACAACTTAGACCAAGTATTTGAATTAAAGGGTGAAATTAATATATTAGGAATTTTTGTTTTCCAATATTCCACATCTTTATTCGTCTCTACCTCTTCATTGTCAGAAATGCTCATTAATATTTTTTCTTCGTCGGTAATATCTGGTTTTTTCCCATAACAATTGACACCATATCTGTTAAATGGATTTGCCATGTACCCGCCATTTATACCAGGTCTTCCACAATCATTTTCATGACCTTTTATTTTTTGTAGATCTTCGTATGTTTTTTTCTGAGTAGGAAATAATGCCAATTGGTCTTTTGACCATCCATAATTACACCAATTTGCTCCGTGATTATACGCAGACTCCATTTGCGAATAATCTGCTAATTCTGCTCCATATGCCTTACACAAGTCTTGTGCTTGTTCATAATTATAATTGTTTCCTGGAATGTTAAATACTTGTGATGTTGAAAGTAATGGAATATGTAAATCAGAAACAATGCCGGAAACTCCTGGCAACTCTCCTATCAAATCTATTTCTTTTTTCATGACATTTTTAAAGTCGACAAAAACATTAATACCAAAAAAGAATTTTAAAATGCCTACAATAATGAGAAAAACAATAAATAAAAAGAGAATAAATGAAATGAACCAACCAGAATTATCTGGTTTATCTAAATATTTGTCTGAATAACTTGGTTTTATAAGAGTAGAAAGAATATAAATAACAATAACAATGGCAACTCCCGTTAATACGTATTTTTTTTGGAATATTACATCGACGTAATCATAAATATCTTCGGTATTTATCGTTGCTGATGAGTTTACAGACATATATTATAATTATATTTTTCTATAAAAAAGACAATACGCTTTTGGCGAAAATATTTCATTCACGGGTATTTCTTTCACGATAGTATCATTGTAACTATACCATTTATTATTTACATTTTTTATATAACTAGTATAATGCCCGCCATTTACGCTACCCGAATGATTGCTTATCCCGTATAATTCATACCTATAACTTTTACCATTATTTTTCCCAACCAAATATTTTGATAAATCTAAAAATTCTGTATAGGAAACAAAATTTTGCTTCTTACGAGCAATGAAGTTGTATAGTTTAAATCTTTGAAAATCGACAATTAATATTTTTGGAAACTCCCATATACCTGTTTTTTTCACAACATTTTCCTTTTCTTTCGTTTTTTCATTAATAAAGCCATTTTCTCCTTCAAGTGTTTCGTCGCGCATATATAAATCAAAACATTCTTCGATGGTTGGTTCATTTGATTCTGGTATAGGGAGATGAAACACAAAAAATAGTTCGGGTTTTACAGATATAACTTTTTTCTCATTTATCAACGAAGAAATTTTAATACCATAGAATAATTCAACTATTTTTGAATACTCGTCATTTTTCATAATAGTTTCTAGATAATTTTGACATATTTCATCAATTCCTTTATATTTAGTTTTATTATGTGTTTTTATTTTTGGCAACCCTTCGTGAAATGTATTTAATAGAAATAATAAAAATTCGGAAGAATCATTTTGTGAAAAATCAGAAAAAATAGATACATTCTTTTTTTGGGAAACATTGTGTAATACATGTATAAATCTGTTGGGTGAGACTACACATTTTTTACTCCACAAAACTTCTTTCAATCCAAGCCACTCTTTCAAAAGTAGATAATCATCACTTGTATTTTCTTCTTTTGTCTCTTCACAAAACTCTGTTAATTCGTACGTGTGATATAAAATCTGTATACACGAATTAACAAAACACGTGTTCCCTAGATTTGTCAACCCAGAAACACCTTTATTTCTGTATTTTTCAAAACTCATAATGATATTTACTAACTATTTATATTTAAATATAAACTTATATTTGTTATAATGACCTCAAACGATATACTTTTACGAAGACAGATAAATATAAATAATTTAAATATAGATAGATTATTAAGATTGATTGAAGAAAATCAACGAGAAAATACAATGTTGTTGGAAAGACTCGGAAGACAACCAAACGAAGATCAAGCATTGGATATCATGTTTTATACCTTTTTTCCGAGAAACACTGAACCGGAACCAATAATACCTACAAGTGAAATTATATCAAATGAAACAAGTATTTGTCTTTTTAGAAATGTAGAGGAACCCAAAAATAACAGTTGTCCTATTACCTTTGAACATTTTTTACCCGAGCAAACAATAATGATGATTGATCATTGTGGTCATTTATTCAATCCACGCGAATTAAGGCAATGGTTTCGGTCGAATTCTACTTGTCCTGTGTGTAGATATGATATTTGTAATCACGAAGTCCCGCCAAATATACCACCGCCAAATATACCAACCGATGTACCAATCGACCCGCCAATTGAAAATCCTGATTTATGGAGAACGAATAATTTTCCGCTGAGGAATTCTGGTACGGAAAGAAATGTTAACAACTTTGTTTCGCGTATCACAAACAATCGTTTAAATGTAAATGATATATTAAGTCTAAATGTAAGTGACGTATTAAATGTAATACGAGAAGACGCTACAGTGGACAATTTTATAAATCGTTTTAGGGATATATAATATAAAACAATATAAAATTTTACTAGGTAATAAGGTATGAAATGATTTCAACTGGCACGAATGATTTAAAACGTTGGAATCTGAGAGATAAAAAATACGCAAGAGACGATTTTTTGGCAGGGAACAGCCTCGAGGTCATAGGAAAAAAATGTAATAGACACGCAAAAAATGTTTGTATTGAATTGATGCGTCAAGGGCTGATAGAAGAGAAGGATAATATTTCAAAAAATCACACAAGGTTTGAGTCGGGGTCGGATACTTGTTCCGAGTATACTCCGAGTGACGATGAGAGTTGTGATCAAATGAGCGATTCAAGTCGCACAAGGTCAAACACGGATTGTTCTGAATACATTCCAAGCGAGGATGAAGACTATGAAGAAGACGATGGAGAGGATGGAGAGGATGAAGACTATGAAGAAGACGATGGAGAGGATGAAGACTATGAAGAAGACGATGGAGAGGATGAAGACTATGAAGAAGACGATGGAGAGGATGGAGAGGATGAAGACTATGAAGAAGACGATGGAGAGGACGAAGAAGACGAGGATGGGTGCGATCAAATGAGCGATTTAAAAAATCGTATAAGGTCTGATTCGGATTCTGAATACATTCAAAGTGATGAAGAATACGATGTATATAACATTGAACAAAACATCGATAATATATATAAAATCATAGATGGATTCAAAAGCTACATATCTAAGATTCGCAAGTCTTGAAGAATTTTTTAATGTCCATGACCTTTTCTTTTTCATTATTTGTGTCTCTTAAATAATCGTCAAACAGTAATGCCTTTACTTCTTTATTTTTTAATGCCTCTAATTTTTTGTAATATGTTTCTTCGTCCATTGTGCGTTTCATGGACGCACATTCTTTTCGAAATTGTCTCATTTTAAATACTTTCTTCTCTTCTTCCCATATGTTTTCCAAGACGAGTGAAAATAATTGTTGGACAGGTTTCATAATCTGGTTTGTTATGTAAAACGAATAATCTATTGTCAATCTATTCTCTTTTATAAACTCGGGTGTTTCTATTTTTTCACCCTGTAACGCCTTTTTGTTTGAATTATGAATATAAACAAAAGGTATCCTATCTCCTACATTGGGTTTATTTCCTGGGTCTCGCGAAGCAATTCTATCTGCCAAAACCTTGTGTGCTATTTGTTGTGGAATTTTATAATACGAGTTCAAAGATTTGGATATAATGAGTTTTTCAATAGGACAATTTTTATCTACAATAGATTGGAGGGATGATCGTAAAAATTGAATGGCACTCTTGATATTTTGTTCTTTCATTAAAATATCAATAACTCCGCCATAAATATCTTTTACGATGGGGGCATTATCTCTCCGTTTCAGCACAATTCCCATTTCTTTGCGCTTTCCTTTATTTGGATCATTTTCATATAATATTCCAACATATCTCTTTTTCGACAACAAACAAAATGGCATGAATGTTTTCTCGTATTCCAAATCATGTGGTTTTTTCAAAAACTTTGATGCCAAAGCCGCCACTTGTTTTGCCAATTCAATTGTCAGCTTAAGAGCACGTTTTCCTCTGATAGGTTCGCCTTCTATGGAAGATAAATTAAATGTGAAGAAGACAGAATCCGTGTCCCCATAAATGTATTCTGCGTTTGTTTTCACTTCTCCTTCGCTTGATTCACAAATTCTATCTGCGTATATTGTTTCGATCAATGTTTTTGCGTAGGTTAGCAATAGGCGTCCAGTAGCAGTCGTTGCGGCGGCAATGTCTTGTTCATAAAAAGGGCTTGTCTTGGCACCACATTGACCATATAGAGAATTTGCCGTTACTTTATAAGCCAACTGTCTTTTTTCCAAGATATTTTTCATGAAATCGTCGGTTTGAGATGGTATTAATTTTCTTGTGTATTTGCGCGCAGCCAACAATTCTTCTAGAATAGAAGGCATAATTGCCCTGCTTTTAGGAAATTGCGCAAACCGACATATCTTAAATCCGGATTTTACTTTTTCGGCCGCCGATTTGGGAGTTTTTCTCACGTAAACATAAGTGTCATAAGTAACGTCCACATATTTATACTCTGGTAAATTATCATATATAAATTCTCCCCCATTTTTCTCTCCTATTTCAGAAATCATCTTCCCCGACAAGTCAAATATTTTCACCCAAACTTTACTGTCGTGGGACAACTCTTCACTAATCATTGAAGAAGGATAAAGAGAAGCATAATCTAGACAAGCGACTGGGTTATCAAGATAAAGAGAACATTTGGGTTCTAGCACTGTTGCGCCTTCATACCCATCATCCATATTTCCTTTATCGATAACGGGCATCAACGTGTTTTTCTCTCGGCATTTTTTTGCCACATAACTCATCAGTTTTATACTCTGTCCTCTCATAACGATAAAATTAATCGGAACACTACATATTCTTGCCATTTCAATAAACCCAGTTAAAATGTCTACCTTGTTAAAGAGGTGTTGAACCAGTTTACAATCCTGAATACAATACTTTGCGATAATGGCGCGTGTCCCCGAGTTGGATGTCGGTCCATTTGTCATTTTAAAAATTTCTTGAGGGGTGACGTCATCTTTGGCAATACACCAACGATTCTTTTTCGTCAAGTCTAAATTTTCCGATCCTTGGATATCGATCCATTTTTCACTAACATCTAAATCCAGTACTTTGAATTTTGCCCCGCCTTTGTAATATTCCGTGGTATGACTGATTTCTTCAATGTGTACAAAACTATTGACTGATAATCCTGTCATGTTATTTGTATACAATCTCGTAACATCGCCTTCCTCGTCTTCATATTCAACAAGTTCATAACTAGAAATATAATCTCCTATAAAATAACCAGCTACATAATCCAACTTGTAAGACACCAGATTTTCTTCTCTGCGAAAGTAATTATACAAATCTATCTGTATTCTTCCATTCATCTTAATATATCTCAATTCATGCGTTCCGCTCGCAATGTTTATTTTAGATTCTTCAATATTTATTTCTCCGTATTTTGTTTTGTTTCCGCATAACTCTCCAATATTTCGCGACATGTCCAAAAATTCTTCTACACACTCGCATTGTTTTGCCCTCTCGAACATAAACATATAATCAAAACCAAAAATATTATACCCGATAATGATATCAGGATCTTCCCTCTTGATTAAATTTTTCCAGGCCAGCAAAAGATCACGTTCCTCTGTATAACACTCTACCTCTCCATCAATGGCATCACAATCATTGAGCGCAATACAATGATTTAAATAAGGCTCGCCCCCAAACCTCGAAAAGGTGCTTCCAATAAAGGTGACCTTGTCGCCTTCCAATGTCGGAAACAGCCGTGGAATGTAAACGCCATCTTTTTTACATCTTCCGTCAAATGTAAGAACAAGTGTATTTATTTTTGAGTCCCTATCATAGTCTTTGTCCAATAAGAGATCAATAACGGTAGCATTTGCTTTGCGATAAATTCTATCCTTTAACCAGAAAGGCGCCTCATCTTCAGTCATTTCTTGACCTTTTTCAATAATATCGATATTCACGAGAGCATCCGTTTTCCGAAAACAGTGAATGGGTGTTTTCATCCATTCTTTAATAGAAGCCGATAATTTTTCTCTAGAAGGCGTCTGTTTAGGAAAGACCTCGTCAATATCGAGTCGAGATTCGTAACGAAACGCGGTCAACACAATTTCTTCGAGGATCTCTGGAATTCTTGCTTTGGGGGTTTCGTGATTTGAAAAGTATGTGATAATATTAATGGCCAACTTCTTGTAAGTTTTGCTTGGTAGTGGAAAATCCCCGTGAGATGAACTGGCTTCAATGTCAAAACTACATATTTTATAAGGAACGGGTGTGTCTTTATCTATAGGAATAATCCTATCTTGTGTCACATGATACTCAAAGGTACATGTCGTTTTTTTATCAAATTCGGAAGGAAGCGAGGAACATTGAATCCAGCCAGACGGGCTAATATTTTGAATATGGAAATAACGTAAAAGGGGTGGTATGTTAGATTCATAAAGATAAGTACTAATTCCTTGGAAAACGTATCCATCCGGTAATAATCTTTGTATACTGTACCCCCTATCGTCTTTCTTGATTCCATTTTCGTCTTCTTCGAATAAATACCACAGATTTTTCACTCTATTAAAGACATTGGTGTTTTCAAACACGAATTTGGCAAACGGATAAGACTTCCCGGCATCAAACCCATATAGTTTCTTGTGGTTGACCAACTCGCATTCAATAATAGAATTTTTATAATAATTCCCAACCTTACCTTTTATGTGATTTGAAAATTTGCTTAAAAATAGTTCCGGTTCAATTGTTTCCAACTTTACATAAAAGAATGGTTTGAAATCTTCTACAAAAATAGAACACGTTTCACGCGCCTCATTGATCCCAAACATTTGAACACAAAATTTCATTTGATCTGTTTTTGGACCACTTCCCTCTGAACCATCGTCTTCGCTTTTATTGTATGTCGTAAAATCGAATAACTTGAACATCTCTTTGAAATATATTATCACATAGTTTTTAATTCAATTTTTTATCTAGGTTCTAGAACGTAAACTGGAACGAGACCTTGAATGAGATTTAGAACGCGACCTAGAACGCGACTTGGACCGCGACTTGGACCGCGACTTGGACCGCGAGTTGGAACGTGACCTAGAACGCGTTGAGCGATGCGTAAAATGTCCTGTATGTACAGAAGGTATTGTTTTATCCGCACTCGTTTTACTTAATTGATTATTTATCCATTTTTCAAACATTTGACTACTCCTTGTATTTTCGTTATAATCTTCTTCTTTCCCTTTTGAATAATGTCTTATAGTAGGAAATCCCGATATTTTTTCTAGACTAAAGGCTCCTCGTTCGGGCAATACATCTTTATCTATTTGAGCAACAATACTATTATCCCATTTTTTATCTTTTAAATCCAACCATTCTGGTTTTGTTTCTTCGCATGGCCCGCATCCATTCATGTAAATTAACACAAAAACGTTTATACCATCTTCATGGTATTTTTTTAATTTTTGTAATGTTTTGTCATCTTTTACATCCAAAAACTCCATTTTATATCTTTAGAAAATAAATATATATTATATGAATTACATAATCGTCTTTATTTTCATAGCCTGTCTGATATTCTATTTAAAACCCGCTTTTAAGCGCGAAGGGCTAACTGGTGGATCAAATACTGGAATAGAAATAGAATTACCATATACAACCGCATCATGTCCAACGATGTTAATAGAAAAAGATAGTAAATATTACCTTTTTAATAAAAATAAAGAATACAAAGAAGGTGAAAACCCAATCGTATTCGACACTCTTGAAGATTATTCTGATTTTGTAAAACGTGAAAATGCGAGAGGTAATAAATGTCCCATTCTTTTTCTTCAACAATCTTACAATACACAAGGAGACCGAGAATATAAAATCAGACCTTCTCCCACAGATTTAAACGGTGGAGCTCCACCCGTCACTAAAGAAACATACACAACTCTTTTCAGAGGCACAGAGTTGCTTACAGATTCCAGTGTAAACGATAAACCATATAACGAGAATTTGTATCCTGGATTCGATCCAATGAATCAAGATGTTGGAAAAAAAACACCTCTTGATTTAATGGATTTGATACAACAAACAAAAGATAAAAGTCCCAACCCCGAAGATCCAAATTGGGGAGGACACGCTTACACCCAAAGTTTAATTGATAGCGGATTTTACGAAGATAACCAAGTCCAAATATTTATTCCGTATTAAAGTAATAAAGTAAACTCTCGATAATTGGCTTATTCAACTTTTTTGGTTTTCCGTTCTTGATATACGTAAACGTTTTTAGCTTCTCTATATCTGTCTCAATTACAGTTGTCAGGTTTTTTATGGTTTTAAATTCATTCATAATATGGCAAGCAATAGTGTCGCTGATCCCTGGTATCTGCATTAACATTATTTCATGTATATTATTTTTCGTTATGTTTGCCTTTTTTTGTTTCTTCACAAAAGAAGTGTATTGTTTGTCTGTTTCTTCTTGTGTAATATTTTGCTGACTCGTTTGATAAAAACCGGGTTTTTTTTCTTTTTTTAATTTTATTAGCATATTACAAAGAAAATAAGCAGACTCGTTGACATTTGGCATTCGAATCATTGAAAATCCTTTAAAATACTGTAATGAAACAAAAGACGAATATACCATCGCTTTATCTCCCCTTGGTTCCCCTTCCACTAAATAAAAAATATTATGATTATGTGTCTCGCTATTTGATAAACGATGCCCTTGTTCAGCATAACGACCGTCTTTAATACTTGATATTAAATCGTTTATCGTTTTTCTCTCTACAATAATCCCATAATCTGGAAATTCGATATCACCAATCTCCAGATTTTTTGACGTAATCTGAATATCTTTAAAAGCAGGGAATGTTTTCATAACAAAAGCAACCGCATTGAAAAAATCTGTCTCTCGGCAATCGATATTCATGTTTTTATATTTTACAAAGTATATTTATATCATTTTAAACTATACCCATACGTATTGCTCGCGCTTTTTGTTGCGAAGGATTAGAAAAATTACCCATACAGACTAGTCCAAATTGGGTATTTGTCGCATTCCTTGCCGCGAAAGTTGTCATTCCATTAAACCATCCTACACTTGGAGCCAATCCACCTTTTTTGTCTCCACCACATGTAGGTCTGTTCATTATTTTTGCCGCACCTCTTGCCATTTTTCCAGCACTGTAAAGAACCATTATATTTTACCCAAATATTTTAATTTAAAAAAATAAAACAAAATAATTAAATGGAAGATTATAATCCCTACAATCCACAAAATACTGAGATTAGATTGAGTGACATTCAATCTATTCTTAAAAAATACGATATTCCAGATAATATTCAAAATTTTACACTCTATAAACGCGCATTTATTCACAAATCTTATACAAAATCATCCATCGATTCCACAAATGTTTTATCTGAAAACAAAGGATGTATTCCTCTATATAGTAAATCAAATGAAAGACTGGAATTTTTAGGTGATGGTGTCTTAGAATTAGTAATTAAATATTATCTATATCGACGTTTCCCAAACGAAAATGAAGGTTTTATGACAGAAAAAAAAATAGCTCTTGTGAAAAATGAAACGATTGGGAATATTGCTTATGAAATGGGATTACACAAATGGTTTATTATTTCAAGATATGCTGAAGAAAAAAAAATGCGCACAAACATGAAAAAACTGGGATGTTTATTTGAAGCATTTATTGGCGCAATCTTCCTAGACTTTAATAAAATTGTCGTAAATGACAAAAATGGATGGTACAATGATTTATTTGTCACTGGACCCGGCTTTCAAATGGCACAAAAATTCATTGAAAATATTTTTGAAAAACATATAAACTGGACTTCATTGATTATTACCGATGACAATTATAAAAACATTTTACAAGTAAAAATACAAAAAGATTTCAAGGTAACTCCTCATTACATAGAATTATCATACGATGATTTTGGTTATGAAATGGGTGTATTTTTATGTATTGGTGAGTCAATACATATACAGAAACCAGAAACGGCAAAATCGTTAGAAGAATTCGGAAACATCGAATCTATACTCTCCTATCTTCAAGAACATAAAAAAGTATTTATTTGTCTTGGAAAAGGGCAACATAAAATAAAGCGAAAGGCCGAACAGATTGCGTGCCAGTGTATTTTAGAAAAGGGGTTTTGGTGATTCGTTTGTATATATTATTTTTTTTATTACATATTACAATGAACATAAAAATGTTTGTCTGTTTTCATAAAAAAATATTCCCTGATATTTATGAAATAAGCTCTACAGAAAATGAAAAGTATATAACTTTTTATGGTGTTAAAGATAGAATTTCCGGAATAGAAAATGTAATATATGAAGATGAGTTGGTTCACTATAATGATGTATTACAAAAAAATAAGTATAATGAAGGAAGTTGTATTTATCACGTATATAAAAATAACTTGTGCGATTTTGATTATGTTGGATTCTGTCAATATGACATGATGTTTCCAAATTGGTTTTTTAGTAACATCGAATACAAAATATCAAAAAACCCCAATACTATATTTTACATGGATTTTTTCAAATGGGCATTTTTGGGAGGCCAGACGACAATTACTCACGACTATTGTAATGTCGCGGCGGGTTTGAAAAGCTATAATGAATTTTTTAACAAAAATTATACAACCGAAAATTTATTGACAAATAAAATGAATACATGTAATACTTTTTTAATTCCTAAAAAAATGTATGAAAAAATGATGTCTTGGTTAATACAATATTTTAGAGATGATATAACTATAAATACATGTGTAAACGGTCATAGGTTTGATCCAGGGCATATGATAGAAGCGTTAACAGGTATGTTTTTATCTTTGGAAATAAGCGAAGGAGCTGTTTATGAAAAACTAAATTTATCGCATGATCATAATTTTAAAATTTAATCTTGTTCAATTTGTATTTTATATTTTGTTAATATATGAAAATATATTACACTGGTCTAGGGGCAAAAAAAGATGGAAATCATACTGTAGATGAATTCTTAAAAACAATGGATACACATTTTTATAAAGATTGCGCCGAACATATGTCTCAATATATTTCAGATGACAATTATAAACCTTGTCTTAAATATAAAGAATTGAATCTTAAGGCCATGAAATACAATTTAAAACATAATAAACCGTGTATTAGGAGCAAATCAACTGAAAAAAAATATAAAAATTTATTTAACAAATGTTTAAAATATAAAAAATCCCGGAAAAAACGATGCGACTTAGATGAATATGTGAGATTTAGTGGAGCAAAAAGAATTAAGTAATTTTTGTTAAATTAACTTCAATTTATATAAATATTTCAATTATATATGTTAGATAAATTAAAAAATAAACCAATACCTAAACAAAAAAAAACGGTGGAAGTAATTATTGGTAGGAAACCCTTAATCATCGATAAAACAAATACCGGGTTTGACGCAAATACATTTCTTTCTAAGATTAAACC